CCTTGGAGGGCATATTCGATGCTAAAGGTAACCGTGTCAATGATAAAAAAACTAAACAGCCAAAAACCGTCCCGGATCCGGCCTGGCTGTTATTTGAGAAGTGCATGCGTGGCGACACCTCAGACAACGTATTCAGTGCGTATCCTGGAGTACGTGAAAAAGGCACAAAGAATAAAGTTGGTCTCCGTGAGGCCTTTGGAGACAGAGACAAGCGCGGATACTCTTGGAACAATCTCATGCTCCAACGTTGGACCGACCACAACGGTCTAGAGCATCGTGTGTTGGACGACTATGAACGTAATTGCACATTGATTGACCTCACAGCACAACCTGCAGATGTCAAGGCCACAGTGGATGGTTGTATCCGTGAACAAATCTCACACAAGGATGTGGGCATGGTAGGCGCACACTTTCTAAAATTCTGTGGCAAATACGAACTGACCAAACTGAGTGACAGCGCCGATCAGGTGAGTCGTTGGCTCAATGAAACATACAAAGGAGTACTAGATGATATTAGCTAAACCCGTGGTGGAGAACCAGTATTGGATACTCAAGAAGGACAATCGCAAGATTGGTCAACTTGAAGTAAACGAAAACGGTAACTGTATTATAAAAATTCTTGATAGTGTAGTAAGTTATAAGACTGTCAAGATGGCTCGAGAAGCTGTGAACATTGAGTTTGAGCCACTAGAAAAGGCCACACCTGTGCCGGACAATCTAGTGTATGGTCACAATGTGGAAGGCACGGTATACAATCCTCTCTGGGACGTCAAACGGCGTTTGCCTTTGTTTACACGTGATGACAAATCCAAGTCATGGTTCGCGGCCGGGTGGTATCGAGTGCGACAACATCGCAAGTGGAAAACAGTACAGCACCCCAAACTCATCACCTTGGAACGCTACGATTACCAAGGTCCATTTACCAGCAAAGAAAAAGCCAATGACAAATCCCTTTAGAGATCAGGAGAAATTCATGCGAGCCTGCGATCAGTCAGTGGGCGAATTCAACCGTGATCAATATCAACTGTATTGTAATCTAATTCAAGAAGAATTTGGTGAACTAGTGGCCAGTGACAACAAAATAGATGACCTTGACGCCTTGATTGATATCCTTGTGGTCACTGTGGGTGCCATCCATAGTCTCGGTGTTGACGCAGAAGGTGCCTGGCGAGAAGTCATGCGTACTAACTTTGCCAAGATTGATCACGAAACAGGCAAAGTTCGCAAGCGTGAAGATGGCAAGGTATTAAAGCCATTAGGATGGACACCACCTGAGCTAGAACAGTTTGTAAAATGAGTTTACATATCAACCGTTTTGTTGATGCCATCAAGGCCGCAGAAAGCCGTGGTCAACGTGACTTGACCATGAACTTGCGTGATGCTAAGGACCTACACTCTGATATTACCAAATTGTTGTTGACGCTGGAAAGCATGCGCAGCCAAAAAACCATTGCAAAACAAGAAACTGTTACGGTAGAATTGAGTGGTGGCAGTTTCAAAACCACGTAGTTTTTGAGATAAATAAACTACGGAGATAATGATGTCAAGACCCAAGCCGAATGTGTTGATCGAATACACTGACAAAGCAACTTACAAGACCGAACAAGTGTTGGCCTCTGAAGGAGTATGGGCAGTTTTTTATGATGCCAAACCCATCAACTTGAAAACCTCCAACATGCTCACACAGTATCCTGGCCCCAAGTACAAAAAGGTTTCGTTCTCAAATCCTGGGCATGCCAAGAATCTAGCACGTAAACTCAACACACAATTCAAGACCGACAAGTTCACAGTTGTGCTCTTGACTCAAGGGGTGCAAATATACCCCGATGCCAAATAAACAACAACTGACTCAAGCACTAACGGCTCAGTCGGACCTATGGACTGCGGAAGAGGCCATGCGAGAATGGTGGCAAAGTCCCAATCGTGGCTGGCGACTGAATGCTGTGGGTTTTGAAGCGTTTGAACAATACAAATTGGAACACTGGGATTTTGAAACTGAACTTCTTGTATTTGGGTCCAGAATACTGTTGACACTGGATCGTAAACTCAGTGGTCCCTATTACATCAAAGTCAGCAAGCGTCCCAAACTGTGTTTCTTTGTCAGCCAGGAAGCAGTTATGTATGCCCTGTATAATGATGTCAACCGTTTTGTGGCAAGTTTACAACGGTATTGAGCAAAAAAACAACACTTTTGTAACCCTAAAAAGTAGTACTTTTGTAGTACTTGATTTTGGTTGACCAAAAATGCTCTTTTTGCTATAATACTAGTATGGAACTTAAAAAGCAATCACGCAAAAAACGAGTGGACCGTACCCACATTGTTTACTTCATCCAAATTGGACTGGAGTACTACATTGGTGTTACAGCAAAAACTCAACGCACAATCACCATGAGCCTGCGCTCACGTATCAACAAGCACATTTATCGCTCACGTACAGAAGACAAAAGTTGGCGCCTGTACGAAGCAATTCGTGGCGCTGGTGAGTCGGCTGTGAACTTTGCGATCGTTGACATTGTGCGTGGCAAGACTGAAGCGCACACACTAGAGCGTGAATTAATACGAAAGTATACACCTGCACTCAACACAGATGTGCGGGCAAAAGCGGTTGACCAATAATTACCGATTTGTTATAATACTTGTATAGAAACTTAAAAGGAGCCCTCCATGACAGTAACAGTAAACGGTGTCAAAGTAGACACAATTGTAGCCGAAGCCAAGTCAGCCGCTCGTGAGGCCGCTGAACGTTTCTTCCAAGAAAAACTTAACGGACGAGATCAGTTTGCCTGTGGCTTTGCCTGGGTTGACATCTTTGGTGTCAAGGGCAATACCAAACTTGGTAAGGCACTAAAAGAAGCAGGGGTGAGCAAGAGCCATACTGGAGCATTCCAAATTTGGAATCCATCCAACATGTACGTGCAAAACGTAGACACCCTGGAAGCAGGTGCCCAAGCGGCGGCTGATGTGTTCAAGAAATACGGCTTCTCTGCCTACGCTGGTAGCCGTTTAGACTAAGGAAACGTCATGATTGAAATGTTTGTATTCCTAGCCGTCACTTTTGTGATCAAGGTTTGGTTTATCAACCGATACATGTAAGGAGAAAAACATGCTTGCTGACTACACCTCGAAGCCGATAGAATTTGAAGGTCAATTTTATGACCATCGTCACGGTGGTCCGTTTGATCGCGGTGCCGCTGACAGTTATTACAATCGCGGTCACGAACCCCACTTCTATGTGGCAGGGACTGGCACCAGTCGTCGCTTTGACATACACGACATGACTGCACTACAAATCGCGGCATATACCGCAGGCTACAATTGGAACGAACAACACGGCAACAAGAAAGATTGGGGTTGAACATGAAACTATCATCGCTTGACGAACGCATGAACGCAGAAATTGATGCGCTGATTGCCAAACTAGAGGCGGCCAAGACCAGCCGCACATATCTGCAACGTGCCAATCTTGTGGGCAAAGTAGCCGAACAATGCCAGATGTATGAATTTTATTGGGAAGAAAGACTTTACAGTCTAATGGATTGAATGTATAATGTAGCAAGCTCGACACAACAACAAGATTTTGAATCTTTGGATCTGGCCATGGCCTATGCCAGAGTGCTAGGTGAGTTTGTTACTATCACCGGCAATGGTATGGAGATTGTGGGCATGTTTGGTGTTGACAGTATTCAAGACGGCCGGTGCCCTGATGGCGTAGACTACACCTGGATGAAACGGAGATCGCAATGAACGAACGAATTAAACAACTGGCTGAACAGGCTAATACTCGCACCTTTATTAACGAAGATGGTAGTCTTACTCCTGAACTGCACAAGTTCGCCGAGTTGATTGTCAGGGAATGTGCTTGGGACTATGCTGACTTTGTGCCTGGATATGGCTTGGAACCTTTCTCTGAGCGATTCAACAAACATTACGGAGTGAAAGAATGAACGAACGAATTAAAGAACTTGAAGCACGATGCTGGGAGCCGAAACAATACGGTCCGCCTTGGTTTAATTCTCAAAAGTTCGCCGAGTTGATTGTGGCAGATTGTATTGAACTTGCAGGTAATCATTATGATGCTCGCAGTGCAGTAAATGATATTAAACAACATTTCGGAGTTGAAGAATGAACGAACGAATTATAGAACTGGCTGAACAGGCCGGCTTTGAAAATGGACACCAAGACCGCTATGGAAATTCATTGTCACAAGAATTAGAACAGTTCGCCGAGTTGATTGTTAGGGAATGTTGTGACATTGTGCATCGCAAGACTGACGAAAGTATTCGAGTAGTAATGGCGATTGAACAACATTTCGGAGTTGAAGAATGAACGAACGAATTAAAAAACATGCTTTAGAAGCGTTTGGATCAACTATTGATAATGATCCTATTTTGGTATATGAGGCAGAAAAGTTCGCCGAGTTGATTGTCGGTCGTGGCACTGACCCCAGCATCAACAATCACGCAACAATTGCCTCGGACAAGTCAGTGCTGGATGGTCTTGACCGCAATCGTCCAGCTGGTGGTTATCCTGCTGCCCAAGAGAAAGCCATTGCTGAAATGCGTCAGCGAGTGGCAGATTACGAAGTCCTACACAGAGAAGTAAAATGAACAAACGAATTCGAGAACTACATAATCAGGCAAGAGATTTTTATCTTCAAGATGAATATGTGAATTTGTCCATGAAAGATTTACATAGATTAGTAGAAGAAAAATTCGCCGAGTTGATTGTCGGTGAATGTGCTGGAATTTATGATAAGATTGATAATGGCAATTTACATATGGGCACCGACAATTATCTTGAAGCCCTACACAAAACATTTTGGAGTTGAAGAATGAACAAACGAATCATAGAACTGGCTGAACAGTGCCGAATTGAAACTTACGGAGTAAATGGTGAGCTCTTGGTAGCTGACTTCGATGAACAAAAGTTCGCCGAGTTGATTGTGCGGGAATGTTTGGGCATTGTTAAGTCAAATACTTACGGTCCAGCAGGAGAATACGATTACAGTTACTCAGATACAAATGCGGCCGCCGATGAACGAGCAGAAACTATTCATGAAGAGATCGCATACCATTTCGGAGTTGAATCGTGAACCAGATTAGTCAGTATCTCGTCAGCATTGATCGGCCACCTTATGTGAATGGTCGGCGGGTGGGACAGGCCACACCTTGCTCAAGTTATGGTCAGCCCTCTTGGTTTATCTCATTCTTGGATGGGTATACTCATACCAATGATCCTGTGTTCACAGATGAGGACGGCCTTAACTCAGCAACGTCTATTCGAGAATACGCAAACAATTTAGGATTTGAACCATGTACGAACTAATATTTACAATTTTGGTTGTGACCAAGGCCGGGCTTCCGGGCTTTCATATAGAACGCATGAGTCAGTTTCGTGACGTAACGGATTGTGAAAAGACCCGGACTTCCATGGTCACATACATGGATCAATTGGTACGTGAACAAAAAATGTTCCCGGGCGTGTTTGAATGCAGAAAGGTACAACAATGAACAAAGAAATTACCCTCACACCCACCGGTGGTCGATTCTATCGTGCCATGGCGTTCCATTGGGTTACTGTAGCAGTACTCATGCCACCCCTGGCTGTAGCCATGACTGCGGCCATACTGAATCCGTTTTGGTTTCGTGATGCCATGTTCAATTTTGTTGAGCGCAAGATCAACCAGTTCACACGTTGGCGCGACAACATCAAGTACCGCATCTATCTTGGATGTGATCCTGTTGTTTGGCACACTCTCAAGGGCGACTTGAAGTGAACAAACTTGTGCGTGATGGCCGGGTAGCAGTACTATACTCACCTGGCTATGGTGCGGGCTGGTTCTCCTGGAATACCAGTCGTCCCGAAATCTTGTTTGACCCTGCCATGGTTGAGTTGGTTGAACAAGAGAAGTGGGAAGAGTTGCGGGCCTTTGTGGTGCTAAAGTATCCTGAAATCTATGTAGGTGGGCTCGAAGATTTACAAATCGAATGGATGCCCGAGGGAACACAGTTCCAAGTAAACGAGTACGACGGCAGCGAAAGCATTGAAAAAAGAGACAGCGTGAATTGGCACACGGCTTGATCAACACTCAGTTGACACTAAATAAAAATCCTGCTATAATAGATACATAGGGACCATAGCTCATGCTTGGTTAGAGCAGCGGACTCATAATCCGTTGGTGCTGTGTTCGACTCACAGTGGTCCCACCACTTACTCTGCCCGTAGTATAATGGATAATACAAAGAGCTTCTACCTCTTGAATGTGGGTTCGATTCCTGCCGGGCAGACCAAAGAACAATAAATAATTGTGGAGCACTTATGACAATAAAACCTGTACCTTTTATCACAGCGGTGAAACAAGCATTAGATAAAAAACATGCTTCGGTGCATCCTGATACCAAGTTATCAAAGACACAGCAAAAGGCCGCCAAACGTTCTGCTCCTCCTGCATCTGCAGGTAAACCAGTTCGTAAAGCAGCCGGCCGAGGCGGCTAATCAAACATCTGCGAGTATGGGGGAATAGGTAGACCCAGCGGACTCAAAATCCGCCGCGTAATGCATCCTGGTTCGACTCCGGGTACTCGTACCAAACACTATGACCAAAGTAAATTCTAGTCCCGATCGCCATACCTTCCAGGAACAAAGTTACATCAACCGATGCAAGGAAGAAGGCGAAGACCCCAGCGAAGATTATTTAAATATTTTCAAGTCTCAGCGCGAACGGGATGAAGAACAAATAGCTGATCCTGCATGGCAAAAAGACAACATGGAGTACGACTTGCGTAGCACCAAGTGGATCTGTGACAAAGTCAAAAGCAACAAAACCTACGCTCAAAACTTGTATGCAGCCATGTGCAACATGCAGTTCGTAAAAAATGACATATGGCCTTTGTTGAAGGATCAACGCTGGAGTGCCAGTTGGCGCAGTGCCGGGGGCATTGTGGCCAACATGCGTGAAGAAGGCGACTACATGGATTGGTACTGCTCAGGCATACAGGGCGAGCCTGATGCGGACTGGATTGATCTGGGACATGTACCCGAAGGTACTGTGACTGATGAGGTTCGTGAAGACCTTTTTAAATTAGGATGGATTCCTAAAGAATGGGAAGATGATGATGTTTGAACAAAATCCCAAACTGGGGTATTACACTGTTGGCACAGAAAAGTTTTTTAGCAAGCCCATGGCCTTGGTCAAGGCAACTGAAACCAATCAGTTCCCAGAATGGAATTTTAACAATGAAACATTTGGCGTCCAAAACTGGACCACTGCACCAGCTGTAAACATACTTGAACTCTACAGATTACGTGCGCAACAATTACGAGACAAGTACGATTACATTCGTTTAGAATTTTCTGGCGGGGGAGATTCGACTACTGCATTGTATAGTTTTATCAATAACGGCATACATCTTGATGAAGTTGTGTTTCGATATCCCAAGACTGGTGAGAAAAATGTTAGCGATGATCCGTTTAACTGCAAACCTGAAAACACTCTAAGCGAAGCACGTTATGCAGCATATCCTGTGTTGAACTGGTTGACCACAGCGGCTCCACGAACAAAAATTACTACACATGATTATAGTGAAGACATGTTAAATCAAGCCTATGACGAGTCATGGGTCATGAAAACCAAAGATTACTTTCAACCTGGGCACACTTTCAAGCATGCCAGCACAGGATATGTTGGTCACAAACGGCTTGCAGATACAGGGCAACGCATCTGTATCTTGTATGGTGTAGACAAACCCAAGCTGTGTATCAAGGACAAAAAGTGGTACGCCTACTTTATTGACGTTATGGCCAATCACAGCATGGGCGACTTTGGTGACTACACTAACATGACCAATGAATACTTTTTTTGGACTCCAGACTTGCCTGAATTGTTTATCAAGCAATGCCACATGGTGCGAAACTGGTTTATGTTGCCCCAGAACAAACACATGCAGTTTGTGTGCCGCTGGCCCAACTACAGCTACACCCATCGTACCACATACGAACACTTGATCAAGCCATTAATTTATCCAGATTACAATCAAGAAACATTCCAAACATCCAAACCCACCAACAGTTTCTACAACGAAATGGACTATTGGTTCTACACTAATTTTAAAGAAACAATTCAGTATCAACGTTGGCAAGCCGGGCTAGCACATCTTGTAGACACAATAGACGGAAAATATTTCAACAGAGAAATGGGACAACCGGTCGGCTTTGTAGGGTTTTTATCACCCTTCTATTACCTGGGCGACGCCGATTTTGAAAGCTCAGGTATCAACAACTTTTTTAAATTTTAAGGAGAAAAATATGTTGTTTTCACAACCCAAATGGGTGGAAAAATGGCCACGTAGCCTAACAAAAGTTATTTCGTGGCGTGTCACAGTTACACTCAGTAACTTTTTAGGTGCTTGGTGGACCAGCGGTAGCATGATGGCCGGCTTGGGATTTGCAGGATTCGCGCTAGTTGTCAACAGTGCTTTGTACTTTGTACACGAACGTGCTTGGAATCGAGTAAGTTGGGCCAAAGACTCAAATAAAGAAGTTGATCCAGTCTAATAGACTAAATAAATGTAGCAACGCCAGCAGGTGCTGACGTCGGAAACTATGGACGCCTAGGATTATACCCTTTTACTGTCGTTTAACGCACAGAACGCCCACCGTAGCATTCATGCAAGCTAGAACTCAAGGAAATTAATATGAAACCTATCCACATCAAATGGGTATTGGCCCATGAACCAATTGACATTTTTATTCGTGCCGCAGAAAAATTCAAAGACGTTGTTGAGGCAACAGCGCCTGGGCAATTTAAAATTGAAGTACTAACACTTAGCGAGTATGCTGACAAATACAATCACGGTAAAAAAATTACCAAGCACGACCTGCTAGACATCATGGACTCTGGTGCTATTGAAATGAGTCAGATGTACACTTATGTGCTCAGCAAGTACAACAACGATCTAGATGCATTGGATCTACCATTCCTGTTCCGTGATCACGATCATGCCGCCAAAGTATTTGAAGGACCTATTGGTGAAGAGCTATTGGCCGGTTACAGTCGTAAGTCAAACATTCAAGGTATGGCATTTACATATTCGGGTGGTTTTATGAACATGCCTGTAAACAAGAAAGTTGAGAGCCTTAGCGAAATGACTGGCGTAAAAATCCGTGTCAGTAACTCACCTGTTGCCAGCGCAACATGGGCCGCACTGGGTGCCGAGCCTGTGGTCATGGACGTAGAACGTGTGGCCGAAGGTATCCGCGAAGGTTCAATTGGTGCAGGCGAAAGCTCATGGCCGCGTATCTATGCTTGCCAACAAAACGAAGTGGCAGAAAGCATTCTAGAGCCTAATCATCGCTTGTTGTTGACCAATATAATTATCAACAAGGACTTCTTGGCCGGATTGACTGTTGAACAACAACAGGTAATGAAACAAGCCGCGTTAGAAGCCGGACGTTTTGAACGTGCGGTGGCTGTGGCCGAAGTTGAGCCTACCAAAGCACGTTGCGAACAAGATGGTATTCCTGTTGTTCGTTTGAGTGCTGAAGATGAGCAGTTGTTCCGCGAACAAAGCAAAAAAGTGTACGAACAATTTACTCATACATTCACACCAGGTTTAGTAGACAGCATCCGTACTTTACACTAATAAAAATCAGGGTTGTAAATTACTTTGCAATTTTAGCAGAAAATAAATTAGTATGCATGTGAATGAAGCTATAACGTTGAGAAGATCAACAAGAGGTTTTTTGCCAAAATTAGTAGAACGCAAGGTGCTTGACGACATATTACGGTATGCAAGTCAAGCACCTTCTTCAGGCAATGTGCAACCGTGGAAAGTTTATGTTTTGCAAGGTGCGGCCAAAGATCGATTGACAAAAAAAGTATGTGACGCAAACACACTGTTGAATGCCAAAACTTCAACTACACAATCGCCTATGCCAAATATTTTACGAGGTAACAGTATCAATGCCAACCCGGCTGAATGGGTAGAACCATATCTAGGTCGTAAAAGAGCCAACGGCAAAGAACTTTACAATTTATTGCAAATTCCCAAACATGATACACTGGGTATGCAACGTGCTCAAGAACGTAATTATAAATTTTTTGACGCTCCAGTTGGAATGTTTTTTACAATTAATAACACAGCCCCCGAAAGTTGGTTGATAGATTATGGAATGTTTTTACAAACACTTGCACTTGCGGCCACAGAACAGGGGTTAAGCACATGTTTTCAAGGTTCCTGGACAAGATTTGGCAAAATTATTCTGCGTGAAATCGAAGCTTTGCCAGATGAAAAATTATTGTGCGGTGTGTCAATTGGATATGCTGACTTAGACAATAAAATCAACACTCTTGCACCTACAAGAGAATCAGTTGAATCATTTACCACATGGCTTGAATAAAATTTTGCATAAATACCATATTAAGATTACCTGGGGTACATAGTTATGAGCCAGACTTTGATTTGGGTGTTGAGTTGGAGTGTGCTAGGCCCTGTGCCTGAGTCAGGAGAACAAGCCAAGTACAAAACTCAAGCCGAGTGCGAGCAAGCCAAATCCCAAAAGCAACAAGAATTCCGGTCCCAAAACAAAAAAATAGTGGTTAGATGCAATTCAAGTACCAAAGGTTGACAATAAATATAAATATATTGAAAGAAATTGATCATGAGTACAGAACTTTTTCGTCGTTATATCGATATCATTAACGAGAATCAGCAACCACAACAATTAGATGAGGGCATGTTAGATTCCATTACTACTGCGGCCAAAGCTGCTGTGGAAAAAATGTCTCCGGGCTTGATAAAAAAAGTCACTAATTTTGTTGAACAAACATTGGGCAAGCCGGTTGAACAGCTCTCCATGGCCGATGTTAACATGCCCAACATTAAAAAGATGATTGCGGCCAACAGTAATCTGTCAGAGGCTGATGTCAATCCACAATTTACCGTTAGTGGACCTGGTGGAGAAGGCGAAACTGCTGTAGTGCCTGGATCATTGGGCAAAAATAAAGCAAATTATGCTACAATAGGTGGAATTCTAGGAGCGGTGGCTGGTGCAGTTGTTCCTATGTGGACCGGCGGTGCATGGGCATCAAACACTGGTTCTACCATGGCAGTAATGGCGGCGGCAGGTGCTATTGTGATTGCTATTATTGCCTCTCGCCTGGCTACTCCAGACCGAGCAGAGACAGGTCGTGTCAAAACTGACTTACGTGATAAGGAAACTTATTTTGATCCAGCTCGTCGAGATCCAAGACTAGGTGCCGCTGATCAAGCAACCACAAGTCTACCCAAGCCCACTCGTCAAGGGTTCCTGTAACAGAATTTTGGGTACTGTAACGGTTGACACACAATCAAAATAAATATATACTATAAGTTATTGCTGTATGAAGCAAAGAGAAAAGTGTTCTGGACGGGGGTGCGAATCCCCCCAGGTCCACCATAAGGAAGTTTGAAATGAAACCTAAATTATTGTATTATTTGAATGGCGGTAAAAGATTTCCAAGCGGCAAGCGTTTTGGAATGTATAAATTTAGCGCCACCGACTGGCGTATACTACACGATTTAGGTTAAGTTTTCTTATGATGGGCCTGCATAGTTTCGACAGGGCAACAAGTAACAGAGTGGACAGCTCGGCAAAGCAGAAGCCGTAGGGTTGGGGTCTCCCGGCCGTAGAAGCAAAAAACGTAAACGCAAACGACGAACAGTTCGCATTGGCTGCCTAAACACAGTCTAGGGTTTTGATAGGTTTTCCTCGTAACAGAATAAACCTATCTAATTTTGCCAAAACAGTAGACTTTTTGTCTACTGTCATATATAATACACTTATGAAACAAACAACTGCAATCATCGTCAACAGCATAGCATTCACAAGCGAGCGTGAGGATGATCCACCACGGGTCTTTGTCGGTAAGTAAAAAGTACTACATCAACAAAGACCCTGCACTTAGCAGGGTTTTTCTTTGTGTACTAGACCAGAAATCGAAAGAGTGCTACAATAGAACTTAACAAAGCAACAAAGTCGATCGAGACTACTTGCAACAGATCATTAAAATATACAAAGAGGTTACCAGACCCGTTAGTGGCATTGGTAGAGGTTAAGAGTGTACCGGCGGGTACACGCCTACTACCAGTCATGAAGCCGGCTCTCCCCCTTCCGGGGTGATCCAGAAAAGCGGCGGATCGTCTGGCAGTAATGACCGTGGTGACTTGGCATCGCAAGCCAAGCAGAACAAGATCCACAATGGTTCCTCAATGTAAAACTACATGGTGGGTTCGTCTATCGGTTTAGGACACTGGCCTTTCACGTCAGTAAGACGGGTTCGATTCCCGTACCCACTACCATTGTTTTTATAGTCAAGCATCGATAAGGTATCGTGTGCAGACGTGTACACTATTCGGGTCACAGCGGCCGGCGACTGATCCTGATATAACTGCATCGGCTTTGGAACTGTTAGCGCAGGACTCCTAAATTGGCATTCTCGGTGCTTGACTATAAAAATTGGCCTCAAAGTGTTCATGGACGCACGTAGCACTGTCACTGCTAAAGAAGGGGATCGTTACCCCTTGAGGCCGCCATTAAATATTGTATGACGACTGTGATGTATTGGTTTGGAGTCATGCTGTTGAGCATGCTTGCAGTGACCGTAGTAGCGGCTTGGGCTTGGCTGATTTTTGAAATTTTTCAGGACTACCAAAAGCCCAAAGCTTCGCTGGCCGCAAAAACTGAATACAAGCCGTCGGCAACATTTAAATTGCGCTCACCCAAAAGTGAGTCAACGAACGTTCCAGCGTCACTGGATACTCCGACCCGGAGGATGAGAAGTGCTGTGACAAGCACGGGTGGTTCTGGTTCAACCTAACCGGCGTTAGCAACACGATAGCGGTCTCTGTCGGGAAGCGGGTGGAGGGTGTAAGTGATGAATAGACTAATTGGTGAGTCATTGACTTGCTGACCAAATTTCTGATACACTACAATTACCGCCGGGGGACGTCAGAGCTTTTGCCTCTGTAGTTTAATGGTAAAACAGCGGATTTATATCCCGTGTGCAACAGATAATTGGCCAATGTGGGTTCGACTCCCGCCGGAGGCACCAAGGATTAAATAGAAAGAGTAATCATGCAAATCATAGATATTGACCAAGTGTCAGAGTTTATTCGGGCTCAGGGTCCTAATACACGCATCTACCTAGGTGCAGACTCTTCAAGATACAAAGTAAACGGTGCCTGGTGGGCCGAATACACTGTGGCCATTGTTGTGCACATTGATGGCCGACATGGTTGTAAAATATTTGGTGAGATCACACGTGAGCGTGACTACGATCAAAAAGCATCCAAGCCCAGTATGCGACTAATGAACGAAGTGTATCGTGTGAGTGAAATGTTTCAAAGACTGGCAACTGTGCTAGAAGATAGACCAGTTGAAGTACACTTAGACATCAACCCCAACGAAATGCACGGTTCAAGTTGTGTGGTGCAACAAGCTATTGGATATATACGTGGCACTTGCAATGTTGTACCAATGGTCAAGCCT